AATCTTCTAACACAACCTTTATAGTCTTTACCTTTAAATGGAAAGTCCTCTATAAACTCATGAGTCTCAATACCATTAGCTTTAAGTTCTTTATTAGACATCCATTTATAATTACCAGCACTATCTTCAACATACATACCATCTTCGTAATCTTTACTAGGCATAGCAATATGATTCTTATAATGTTTCTCTAGTTCAATACTACTAAATAGATTCTCTTTAGTATTACCAAATGCTTCAGCAGGTTTATTAGCACGCTGAGCACAATAAGTAGTATAAGAAGTAGTAGTTGTAGCAGGATCATTACCTTTCTTTTTCTTATCTTCAATATCATAGTAATAAGCA